GCAATGCAGTGCAAGGGAGAGCTGTCGCTCTACACACACAGATACTACGTGGTCAGCACATGACGCTGACGCAACCCCCATCACCTTTCGGTGACAGGACGCTTTGGGCTTAATGTCTCTTTAACGTCGCCCAAGCGACGTAGTGATTAGCGGAGCAGCGATTGCGACTCCGTTATCCACTTTTCTTTGATGACTCTTACGCATACCTTGCGATACCGCTTTGTGCCATCCTTGGTTATCTTCCAAGGACGCTCATGCTTTTCATTAAGGTAGCGCTTGAGTCTGTCATGCTCATGCACTGTTCTCTCAGCTAGCTCCCTCCACGCCTGATACTGATCAGGAGTTGGAAGGTTGAGAGCGATGAGGATGTGGTCACGGATTGTTTTCAATACTTGCATAGTATGTATGTGTGTGTGTTACGTGTAGCTTGAGGGGCGGCGGGTGTCACCTGACTCCCCTACTCCGCAGCATCGACTACACAGATGGAACAGAACATCTGCGAAAAAAATCATGAAAAAATTCTCGTGAAAAAAATTTGAAGAAAAAAATCTTTAGTTGGCTAAAGAAGAAAGGTCTTGAATGTGGGGGCTATAGGGATTACTAGTGTGGGCATGGATAATTATGGATACAATTGGCCATCTGGGGTGAACCAGTTGACAATTGAGTTGTGGTGTTATGCGCATAGGAGTTGTTCTGTTGATGAGAAGTGGGTGCATTTCAAGAATATTGTAAACTTGGCATTTAATGTTGAGGGGAGTATTCGGAGAGTTGTGTGGAATAGGTGGACGGATAGGATGATAAAGGCAGCGATTGGGGATGGTGGAGAGAAGAGGTTTTTGGGGATTGCTGGGTGTTCTTCTAGTGGGAAGAGTGATGGGTTTGCTCTGTATGCCCTTGTTGAGTACTGGAGCCGTCCTGCTGACACGTATGTGTTTGTTATGAGTACCACTAAGGCAGACGCTAGAAAGCGTATCTGGAGGAGTATTACGCAGTTATTCAGCCAAGCACAGAGAATGGGATGTCCCGGTAAGTTGGTGGATAGCCTTGGGGTGATTCAAGGTGTGGATAAGATGGGAAAGAGGACAAGGAATAGTGGTATTGAGCTTGTGGCTGCTGGTAAGGCTGAGGCAGGAGAGGTAAGTAGTGGATTGATTGGTATTAAGAGTCCTAATGTTGTTATGATTGCTGACGAGATGCCTAACTTGGGAGATGGTATTTTGGAAGCTGCTTGGGATAACCTTACGTCCAACGATAGGGTGTTCTTTGGTGGACTAGGCAACCCTAATTTGTTTAGTGATCCGTTTGCTGATTTGTGTGAGCCTATTGGTGGATGGGCTACGATTACGGAAGACCATGAGGAATGGAAAACGAAATACGGAATGTGTATTCGTTTTAATGCTGAATTGAGTCCTAGGATTACAGACCCAGATGGGGAAAAATATTTTTGGCAGCCTGATCAAATGTATTGTGATCGGATTGCTGAAGCTAGGGGTGGCAAGAAAAGCCGTGGTTATTATCGCTTCGTTAAAGCATTTTGGTGTCCAGAGGGTGCTGGTAACACAATTTATCAGGAGAGTGAGTTTATGATTAATGGGGCTATGGAGCAGAATGAGCCTTTGTGGGATAACACGCCTATTGTTATTACGGCTTTAGACCCTGCATTTACGCGTGGAGGAGACAGGGCTTATGCTGGTGTTGCCAAGATTGGAAAGGTTAGTGGTAGGGATCATTTGCATATTTGCCAATATAGGGGATTGGAAGAGGATACTTCTGATAAAAAAAATCCGCTTTCGCATCAATTGGTGATGCAATGGAAGGAGTTAGCTACAGATTGGGGAGTAACGCCATTTAGAGCCACGCTAGACGGCACAGGAAGCGGCATTAGCTTTGGGCATATAGTTGATGCGCTTTGGAGTCCTGCTGTCTCTAAAGTCAATTTTAGCTCAAAAGCGTCAGGAAGGAAGGCATTTTTCCGTGGCAAGGAAGTGGAGTATTACAATAAGAATAGTGAGCTTTGGATTCAACCCAAGGAATTTATTCGTGGTGGACAGATTACAGGTGTTAGCAAGGAGCTAATGAAGGAGCTTTGTACGCGCCAGTATTATTCCAAAGAAACAGAGAAGCTACGTGTAGAGAGCAAGGATGAACACAAGAAAAACAACAATGGAGAGTCTTGTGATATTGCGGATATGTTCCTTATGTTGGTGGATAAGTCGATTGCTTTAGGAATGTTTCATTCCGAAGAAGTTAAGAATGTCACTAAAGTAACAGGAAAGAATTGGAAGAAATTAGTTAAGAAAAAACAAATAAATGCTTGCTGTGGTAAAAAATTAAGGTAAGAAAAAGCCATGTCCTTTTCTGACAGTACACGCGAGCTTGACATGATCGCAGATAATTTGAAGAGCATTGACCCTAAAACAGGGGCTGCTCCCAAAGAGCGCATGGTTACGCCAGCTGGACTACGCTCCATTCATCAAAAGAATGTAAGCGATGATGAAGTGGGTTCTTACAATAGGGGATTGGTTCAACAAGACATGGATTTCAGTCCTCCTTTTGACGAAAAAGAACTAAAGGACAAGGGACAAGGCGAAAGATTTAATTTTAACACTGGCGAAGCTGCCGCCATTAAGAATGAAGCAGTGTCTGGTTATGTAGATATCTACTCTACTCCTACGACTATTGCGCAAATACCTCTGAAAAATGTTTCAGAACCCATGCGCAGTCTTTATGAAAATATCCTTGCGGAAGAATTTACGACAATGGACAGAGCAAATGACTCTGCATTTCCTACATTCTTACAACTTTGCGACATCTATGTAACTCATGGAGTTGCAGTTGGATACTTTGAAGACAAACAAACAATGCATTACAAGGTTGGTGGATTGGATAGATTTAAGTTTCCGCGCAAAACAACGATTATTACAAGCGATATGCCCATGGCTACTTGTTCAAGTACTATGAGTATTATTGAACTTTATAGTAAAATTAAGGGTGATGAGCCATTGAAAGGCTGGAATAAAGAGGCTGTAATCAAAGCTATTACAACTGCTGCTGGTCAAACAGATACAAAATGGAATGAATGGGAGCGTCTCCAAGAGGATCTTAAATGTAATGATGTTTATCTTGAGAGCGCAGTTGATATGATCGAGCTGGTTTATGGCTGGGTTGTAGAATTTGATAAGAGTGTTTCGTTTTATATCACCACAAAGAATGGGTCTGATATGAACACCGCAAAAGGAAACGAAGAGTTTCTTTTCAAGGAAGTTAGTTACTACGAAAACACAAACCAAGCATTCCAAATCTTTGCATTCACGATTGGTAATAATGCACGTATCCACTCCGTTAGAGGACTTGGTTACTTAATTTATCAAATCTGTAATGCTATGAACGTCCTTACCTGTAAGGTGATGGACAATGCTCGTATTGAAGGATCAATGGTTGTTCAGGCTACAACGCAAGAAGACCTTGAAGACCTTGAAATTATTGACTTTGCTGGAGGTATTGCGCTTCCTCCTAACATTAATCTCCCAGCTAAATCCCAAGCTAACAATCTAAACAACTCCATGATTCCTGCTATCCAGCTTGGCCGTGGATTACTTGATCGTGCTACTGGTGGGCTTAGTGCTGGCAACATGATTTTATCTAACCAACAAGATAGACGCACTAAACTTGAAGTTAGTGCGCAGCTTGATTGGATTAATAAACTGAATAGTTTTGCTATCAACCTGTTCTATGGGCCATTGGATAAGTTAATGCGTGAAAAGGTGAAAAGAGCTTTCACAGTTCGCCAACCTGACGCTGAGAGCCGTAAGATGGTACAGGAAATGAAGCAACGCTGCATTGACAGAGGCGTTCCATCTGAAGTCTTTGACATGATTGACTACGAAAAAGTCAAGGCGCAGCGCATAATTGGTACTGGCTCAAGAGTAAGTCGTGTAATGATTTACGATCAATTGCAGCAAATGTATGCAAGCATGGATGATATTGGTCGTAAGAACTTTACATTTGATGTAGCTGCTGAGCTTATTGGCGCTGATAAGACAATTCGTTACTTCGGCAAGCCAGAGGATCAACGTCTTCCAATGGATGCTAAGATTGCAGACCTTGAGAACACACTTCTACTACAAGGTCAACAAGTTAATCCAATTGATGGAGAGATGCATATGGTGCATATTCCTCGTCACTTGGCAGTACTTGAGGAATCGCTACAAGGTGTTGAGAATGGTCAAGTTGACTTGATGCAGTACGCTACAACATTCTCCCCAGTTCACGAACACCTTACTCAGACTCTGGAAATGACAACAGTTCAACCAGAGATTCAAGAGCAATACAATTCGTTCGTTCAGAGAGCGCAACAAATTGGCGAAATTATTGTTAATGGTATTCGCGCATTCAATAAACAACAACAGCAAGCCGAAGAAGAAGCTGCTGCTGCTGCTGCTGAACAAGGTCAGCCACAGGAACAACAAGGTGGTGGTAACCCAGCTGAAGCGCAGGATGCTCGCATGAAGATGCAGATGCAAGCAGAGATTCACCAAGAAAAACTCCGTCAAATGAGGGAGATTGGTCAACAAAAGATCGTCCTTGAAACTCAAAAAGCTATGAGCCAAATTGCAGCTAAAGACGCTGAGGCTAAAGCTAGAATTGATAGGATTAAGGCCATGGGTCAATAAACTTTATGACAGAAGCAGAACAACAAGCGTTAAGCCGTATCTTGGCTACGCCATTATTTGAAAAGGTATTTGCGGAAATTCCGCGTACTCGATGCAGAACAGATGTTGACACAGTGGAGAAAGCCGCTTTGTCACAAGCCTACAACATGGGTCTTTTAGCCGGGCTAAACGCATTCCATGAGCTAGCAAAAACAAAACAAACCGTTACAATAACAACAAGAAAGTTACGTCATGAGTGATCCAGTAGAAGATGATGGAGGAGACATTGAAATCCTGAAGGCAATGAATGATTCATTCCCAATGCCTGATGAGAACTCTTTGCCTGATAACAGTGTGCAAGATGCGCCCGAAGCAAAGGTAGAAACACCAGTTACTGAACCAGTAAAGCAGTCAAATGACACTGATGATAGTTCAAGTTTGATTGATGAAGCTGATGATTTCTTGGGATTGTCAGAAGAAGAAAAGACATCCGAGTTTAACGAAGATTCGTTTAATAAGGAGACTGAGGAAATGTCTAAGGGTATGGATGCTAAGGCTGGAGATAAATTCAGAGCCTTGCGCCAAGAACTTAAAGAATACAAGCAGAAGCAAACAGAAGTTAAAGTACCTGCTGACATTGAAGCTAAGATTAAAGACTTGGAGCTTAAAGCTTCTGAGGCTGAAGGTTTGCGTCAACAAGTGGAGGAGTTGAGTTCTGTAAGCGCTAAAGTAAAGGTTGAATCTTCGCGTGAGTACAAACAAAAAGTACTTGAGCCAGCTATTACAATCCTTCAAGAGTCTGAAAAGATTGCTACAGCTCATGATGTTGATCCAGAAGTTGTTCAGGATATTATTCGCGAGCAAGATCGGGAGCTTCAGATTGACCTAATCAACGCGCATCTATCGGGACTCAATGAGTTGGAGAAGCAAGACTTGTACCGCATGATCTACGAATATCGTGGTCTTGGTAAGATTAGACAAGAGATGCTTGAGAATGCTTCGGCTAAGTTAAGTCAAATTGAAGCTGAACAAATCGAGCAGCAACAACGCCAACTTGAAGAAGAGAAAAAGGCTGTGCAGCAAATCCAATCGAGTATCTGGGATAAATATAAAGCTGTAATCCCTGGTTTTACTAATGAGAATGGTGATCCAACTGAAGATTGGTCTAAGTTGCGCAATCGCGCCTTGTCTATTGATTTTAGTAAGGCTGCTGGCAAAGATAAAGCCTACGCTGCATTTGCTGGTGTGGCGCTTCCTCATGTGATTAAAGAGCTTAACAATGCTAAGAAAATGTTACAAGAACTTACTGGCAAGGAAGCTAATGAAATTCTTCGTAGACCTAAATTAGGTCAACCAGTTGCTGAATCAGCGGAGCCAGAAGACTTCCTTACAGCAATGCGAAAAATGAAATTTTAATTTTAAATAAAAAAAGTTTTGACACATGCTGCTTTTTATGACAATTGTCTCTCGAACCGTTCGAGATGCATGGTTCTAAAAAGCAGCATTTTCCGTTGGCTCGGTCGTTATCCGTTCTAGTAGTTACTTCTACAGAGGCTCGCTTCAGTAGTATTTTCTTCTTAAACTTTTAACTTATACAATATTATGGCTAACGAAATTAATGACTGGCTGCTCCGCGAATCGGGCAGAATCACCCCGAATATCAACCAAAAAATGATGGCTAAGACCACGCCTTGGCTTACCCTTCACCTCCGTGAAGCTTGGGAAGAAGGCATGGGCAATGTTCACAAAACCTTTGTGTTTGACCGCGCTCAACTTGTTGCTGATGCTCCTGTTGATTGGGAAAACATGTATGATGGAGATGGCTCTATTGCTGATGGCGGTAGCTGCGTTCCTAATGCAGACGAAGTTAAGTTCACGCAACAATCCCGTGATTACTTCCTGCAAACCAAAGCAATTTGGGGTCCTAAC